GAAAACTGGGCAGAGCAATGTGGTGATATACTATTCAAGACACCTTTTACAGAAGATGAGTATGAAACAGTAGATGCTTATCTAAGTGGCGATGTGAAAACCAAATTAGAGCAGGCACGAGTAGCGGCAAAGGAAGATGCAACCTTACAGCGTAATGTAGATGCACTTGAAGGGGTACAGCCAAAAGATATACCATTTGAGGATATCAGCATACGAATGGGTGCAAGATGGATTCCAGCAGAGGTATATACAGATTTCATGTATGAGCAATTTGGTATTCCTAAATATATACATCGAGGCAACAAGAGCGGAGTTGAATACTTGCCAGAGGTTGACCAGTATGTTGTAAACGTTGAAAAAAAAGAACTTGGAGGCGAAGCAGATGCATGGCGAACCAGTCGAAGAAGCGCATCAGAGGTGTTTACCGCTGCATTGCAAGATAAGAGCTTATCAGTATTTGATACCATTAAAGAAGGTGGTAAGGAAACAAAAGTCCTCAACAAGGAGGAAACCGAACTGCTGAATAACAAGATACAGGATTTGCGCACAGCCTTTGAGGATTGGATTGGTCAGAACCCAGAGCGTGAGGAAATGCTGATGCGATTGTACAATGATAAGTTCAATCGTACTGTATTGCGTAAGTTTGATGGCTCTCATCTCAACGTTGCAGGACTTATGGGTAAAGAGTTGAGACCTCATCAGAAAGATGCCGTTTGGATGCTTATCAACAACCGTGGTGGTATTGTAGACCATATTGTGGGTGCAGGTAAGACTCTTGTAATGCAGAGTGCTATCATGGAAATGCGACGTATGGGTATTGCCAAGAAGCCTATGATTATCGCTTTGAAGTCTACCGTTGCACAGATAGCTAAAGAGTTCAGAGAAGCTTACCCTGCTGCACGCATACTGGCACCGACCGAAAAGGACTTTGCTGCAAACAACCGCAAGAAGTTCATGGCTCAAATAGCACTTAACGACTATGATTGCGTGATATTGAGTCATGATCAGTATAACATGCTGCCACATACAGAAGAAGTGGAACGTAGTGTTATCGATGAACAGATGGCACAACTTGACAATGCAATTGAGTTCCTGTATGGACAGGATGATAAATCCCAGCTTACCAAGAAGCAGATAAAGGGCTTGGAGAAGAGAAAGAACAATCTTGAAACCAAACTCACCAATCTGCTTGACAGAAAGATAGACCGAGAGTTTACATTTGAGGGACTTGGTGTTGACTACCTTTTTGTAGATGAATGTCAGCATTTCAAGAGTCTACCTTATGTAAGTACATACGACCGTGTAGCTGGTCTTGGTGATAAGAAAGGTAGCCAGAAATCTATTGCCTTACTTAATGGCGTGCGTTATCTACAGAAAATGCACCAAGGCGACCAAGGTACAGTATTCCTTTCTGGTACGACTATCAGCAATAGTCTTAGCGAGATTTACCACTTACTTAATTACTTGCGCCCTTCTGAAATGGAGCAATTAGGTATGACAACCTTTGATGCTTGGGCAGGTAACTTTGCTATACACACAGCAGAATTGGAGTATGGAGTAACCAGTGAACTGAAAGAGAAAGACCGTTTCCGCTCACTGACCAATATTCCAGAGTTGGCTAAGATGTATGCAGAGATAGCTGATGTCCGCAATGACATGAACCTCAAGCTACCTAAGCCGAAGATGCGCAGCCATATTGTTACTGTCCCACAGACAGACCTCATGCAGGAAATCAATCGAGAGATAGTGAATATGGTAAAGAATAAAGACGGCGATTACTTCAATATTGATAGTAACGAGAATACTCCATGGGGATTGCTCGCCAGTACTTATTCAGCAAAAGCTGCTATTAATCCTCGTTTGATAGACGAGAGTTGGGAATCAGAGGGAGGAAAGATACCTGCTGTCTGTGAAAATGTCAAGAAGATTTATGACCAGTTTGCAGAACAGAAAGGCACTCAACTCATCTTCTGTGATACAGGCGTGCCTGGCAAGGGAAAGAAATACGATGCCTATTCCGATATTATCAATCGTCTTGTAAATGACTATGGTATACCTCGTAAGGAAATTGCCGATATTCATGAGGCAAACACCGATGAGAAACGTAAGGAGTTGTTTGCCAAGGTGAATGATGGTAGTGTGCGTATTCTCATTGGTGGTACAAAAAATATGGGTACAGGTGTGAATGTGCAGAAGCGCATTGTTGCCATGCACCATGTAGATGTACCTTGGACACCAGCCGACCGTGAACAACGAGAGGGACGTGGAGTTCGTCAAGGTAACGAAATTGCACGAGACTTCAATGATGATAATGTAGATGTTTACTTTTATGCTACCGAGGGTAGTCTTGACATGTACAAGTATCAGTTACAGGAAACCAAGGGTAAATTATTCGCTCAGTTTAAGAGTGGAACCATTGGTGACCGTACATTTGATGAGGGCGATGCGGAGGAGAATTTCGACCCTGCAGAAGTTGTTGCCATGCTTTCAGGTAATCCTGTCATCTTTGAGAAGTCAAAGCAAGACAAAAAGGTGGAAAAACTACGTCGTGCCAAGAGAGCTTATGAAAGTGATTGGCAGCGTAGGCACGCTCGTTATGAGGAGTTACAAACAAAGAAGAGGAATTATGAACGCCTATTATCTTTGAATGCCAGTGATGTGCAAGGATTGGAACGTGGTGGCTTCACAGCAGACGCAGAAGGTAAATATCCATCAACGGTTACAGTCTCTGTTAAGGATGATTACAGTTCACGCAAGACCTTTGAGAAACCGAAAGAGGCTGGTGCTTACATACATGAACTGTTGAAACAGAATAAGAGAGTACAGCTGTCAGGTTTCCATCAAACAGCTAATATCAGTATTCCTATTACTGATGCAGGTCTGTTTGGAAAGCCTGTTGCAGAGTTGGAAAGTTACGGAGGTATTAAGTATGCCGTTGAAGTAAGCGATGATGATACCGCAGCAGGTGTGGCATTCCGTAATCTGTTGCAAAAGGTTTACAGTAACAAAAAGGTTTACGAGCGTAATATCGATGATGTGAATAACCAACTCAAGGGCGCAGACCCTGGTGAAAATATCTATCCTAAGCAGGCTGAACTTGATGAGGCATTGAAAGAAAAGAGACGTCTTGATGAGGAGTACAAAAAGTTGTCAGATGAGGAAGACAAACCAACTGCCAACGATGATACCAGGTATCGTGATTTTGACGAAGAAAAATTACGAGAAGGCTATGGTTCATATACTAATAGTGAGTTGAGCTTTATCAATGACCCTGTTGCAAAAATGCTTGGTAAGAACAATCGTACCGAGGAAGACCACAAGGCGTTTGCGGAAAGGGAACGCCAGCGCATGATAAGTCGTATAAATGAACTTGCAGACAAGTTACATCTTGATAATATTGAAACCGTTACAGATAGTAACAGCTTACAGGGGAAGAAAGCTAAGGCAAAAGGATTCTATTCTAAAAGTAGTGGAAAAATCACCATCGTTATCCCTAATCATGCAAGTGTAGAAGACGTAGAGAAGACACTGCTACATGAGGCTGTAGCGCATTATGGACTAAGGAAATTGTTTGGTGAACACTTCGAGACGTTCCTTGATAACGTTTATCAGAATGTTGAACCAGAAATAAGACGTATTATAACAAGTCAAGCGGCAAATAACAACTGGGATTTCCGTACAGCAACAGAAGAGTATCTTGCAGGACTGGCAGAACGAACAGACTTCGAGAGGGTTCATTATGCAATATGGAATAAGATAAAAAGTTTATTCTTAAAGATGTTGCATAGTATCGGTTTTGAGGGCTGGTCAGCTACAGAATTAAGTGACAATGAACTTCGTTATTTGCTATGGCGTAGCTATGAAAATATGAAAGAGCCAGGCAGATATCGCAGCATATTGGGTGAGGCAGAAGACATAGCAAAGCAAAATGAGTTAAAGGTTGGAAACTATGATCAGCAAAAAACTAATTCTTCTAATGTAGCTGAAAGTAAGACTGAGACAGAGAATACCTTATATCGTCAAGGTTCAAACGGTCAGTCAGCTTATGATATTTACGAGAATGCCGTAAAAGACAGTGGTACGCAGACAATGTTAGGAGCATTGGCACGTACTGTCTTTAGCAAAGATGCCCGCACAAGGTTTAAGAACAAGTTTGCCGAAAGCTATTTCGATTATAGCCGAAGCATTAAGCAATTACAAGACGCTATCGAAGAGAGTTTAGGTGTTAGGTTGGATAGCTATGAGGACGTATGGCGGACGCTTAATGCAAAGGGTAGTGCAGATGCACAAGAAGTAAACCTTGCTATGTTACGTTATATTGCACCATTAGCCGATTATATCGGATATATGATAAAAGGTAAGAGCCTTAATGGAGAGGTCTTAACGGTGGATGATGTAGAAAAGTATATGAATGCCGTTCATGGTATAGAACGTAATAAGCACATGCAAGAAGCAGCCTTTAGAGATAAGCTGATAAAGAAGCTAAAATCAGAAGGCTACAGCAACGATGAAAGCGAAGCAATAGTTGAAGCTGAGTTGGATAATATTCGCAAAGGCAATGGTAGCATGTATATGGACATATACGATAATGTACGCAAGGACTATTCGGGTTTGACTACATTGTTTAGCGATGAAGTAGAAGATGTAGACAATATAGATGAGTTGGAAGCAGCAGCAACGCAATACGCTAACGACTTTGGAAAAACTGTCGGAATGGACAAAACTTTAGAGTTGTGGGATAAAGTTAGGGCACTCAACGACTTTTCATTACGCAAATCCTATTTGAGCGGTTTGATAAGCAAAGCACAATATGAAGGTGTGAAGCAGATGTTTCAATATTACGTTCCGCTTCGCGGCTGGCATGAGGGTGCAGCAGGCGACATCTATGAATACATCTCACGAGGTGAACGTACAGGAATGTTAGAAAGCACACTAAAGGTCGCTAAAGGTCGCAAGAGTCGTGCAGGTGATATATTAGGAACAATGGCAGCTATGGCAAACACGGCTATTGTACAAGGTAACAAAAACCTTGTTGCACAGAAGTTCCTAAACATGGCACTAAACTATGGTGGAAAGAGCGGACTACTTATGGTAGGTAAGCAATGGTATGAAGAGAGTGCTAACGAAGAACTCATCCCCCTATTCCCAAATCTCCATGACGGTATGACGGTACAAGAACAACAAGACGAAATAGAACGTTTTGAGAAAGACATGGAAGAAAAGCGCAAGGCAGGAAGGGTCAGAGAGTTAAGGAAAGGCTTCAATAAGGAAGTAGGCTTGCGTATGCCGAAGTGGCAAGAGCAAGAACATTGTGTGCGAGTACTGCGCAACGGCAGGGAGCATCAGGTGTACGTTCTTGGCAATCCAAGGGCAGCACAAGCTTTTAATGGGTTGCTAAATAAACAAGCAAAATCAGATATATTGAGAGATGGTTGGGCAGCATGGATGCGTGCGAAAGCAACTATGCAAACAAGCCTTAGCCCTGAGTTTGTCTTTAGCAATTTCCAGCGTGATATCCTCACCGCTGGAACGGGAACATATATTAAATTTGGACGTAAGGCAGGAGTAGAGTTTGCTAAGAACCTTACAACACTTAATCCTATGGCAGGGATGAGCGAGGGACGCGCAGGTGGTATCTTCACTCTTATTCATCGCTATAATAAAGGTACACTCGATATGAGCAACGAAGTAGAACGCATGTTTGACGAGTTCGTTCGCAATGGTGGTATGACAGGCGTTAGCGTCATAGAGGGCAAAGACGAATATCAAAAATCCATTAATAAGGCAGTGAAGCGTATCAAGCAAGGTAAGTTAGACATGGGACGTCAAGCAATTCATGGTTTAGCCGATGCTATAGAATTTATGAATAGCGGTGTAGAGAACTCCACTCGCTTTGCAGCCTACATGGTAAGTCGAAAGACCTTAGGCAAGAGCGTGACAGAAAGTGTGTTTGACGCTAAGGAAGCCAGTGTGAACTTCAATATGAAAGGTAGTGGTGCTTGGCTAAACCTATGGATGCGTAGAAACATCATGTATGCCAACCCAGCTATTCAATCATTACGAATGTTAGGTACGTGGTATGATGCAAGCCCAAAGCGTTTCATGGGGGTGTTATCCACAGTCATAGCAACGAGTGTCACCATGGCAATGTTATGGGCAAGCGTTGGTGCAGGCGATGGCGATGACGACAATGATTGGTATAAGCTCAGTGAATGGAATAGATACAACTATCTAAACGTTTGGACAGGTAATGGCTATGCACATTGGAGTTTACCACAAGAGTTTAGACCGGTATGGGCATTAGGGCAAATAGTGTTTGACTGGCAGAGGGGCATGGTAAGTAAAGAGCGAGCTATCAATTCGATGATGACGCAGCTAAATAATCTTAGCCCGATGGCTTTCTTCTCAGGCGGTATGGATAGTAAAGACAGCTATTGGAAGACTGCCATACGTGCATGGACGCCAACTATTGCAGCTGACTTTTCAGACGCTTATGTATGGAATGAAAACTTCTTAGGACAGAAGATAACCAACCAAGAGGACTATAATATAGACTCTCCCGAATTCCAGCGAGCAGGTAAGAATACTCCTCACTGGGCAGTCTCTTTGAGCAAGCAGTGGAACAACGGTACAGGCGGAGCAGAGAATAGAAAGAGTTATTGGGACAGCCCAGCAATCAATCCAAGTGCACTATACTATCTTGCCCAGCAGCAGTTAGGCGGTTTAGGTACGATGGTAACCAAACTCAGTAAGGCATACGAACAATTGGAAGATCCCAATGGAGAGTTAGAAGCTAAGAACATACCGTTCGTATCGAAAGTTTGGGTTTCAACCGAAGACAAGCAATCCAAGAACCGTGTTACAGACGATAAGTTTTGGATGATATACAACGATTGGAAGTTGATTGACAGTGAGATGAAGCACAATAAGTCAGACGTTGAAAAAGGCAAGATGAGTTTAACAGACCTTGCCGAGCGCATGAACGAACTGCAACAGAATGGCGACCATAAGCGATGGGCACGTTTGAGAGGCTACATGAAAGGCTATGACGAATTACGCAAGGCGCGCAATAATGGAGCAGACGTAGAAGAAGCTATGGATGAACTTAAGAAAGATGTTGTAAAAGAAGAAGAGAAAACACTAATGAATAAATAGTTAAACTTATGATAGTGTAGGCATTGTTTATCTTTGCCTACACTATTAAATTGGATATCAATATGCATACTGTTACAAATAAAAGGGAGAAGCTTATACCGATGAGCCGTATTACTCCAAATAAAAAAAATGAGGAAATGGATACGGTTGCTTTTCGTGCAAACAATTTTGAGAGGCGTAGGGCTTTTGATGTACTCATGGAGGCTCAACACTATTGGAACGAAATGGAGCAGTTCCGAAAAGATAGACAGAGAAACAAAAGATACACCTACGGAGACCAATGGGACGATAAGATTTGCGTCGATGGCAAAACGATGACAGAGGAAGAGTACATCAAGCAGCAAGGTAACGTTCCGTTAAAGAACAATCTTATCCGAAGACTTGTTCGTAATGTACTTGGTGTATATCGCTCGCAATCGAAAGAGCCTACATGTGTAGCACGAGATAGAGAAGAACAAAAACTTGGAGAAACAATGTCAACCATCTTACAGTGTAATATGCAGCTCAACAGAATGAGCGAGGTATATGCACGTACAATGGAAGAGTTTTTAATCTCTGGTTTTATTGTACATCGCAAAAGTTATGGATGGCGTAACGGCAAGGAAGATTGTTGGACGGATTATGTGCAGCCCAACAACTTCTTTATCGATAATAATATGCGTGATTTTCGTGGTTGGGACGTTGGTTGCTTAGGAGAGGTTCACGATATTAGCTTTGGACAACTCTGCGAACAGTTTGCAGAGGCTCCTGAAGATTATCGTAAACTGAAGGATATATATAAATGGGCAGATAGTAAGGAATATATAGCGAGCTACGCAGAGAAGTTTGGCTATAGTAGACTTGATAATTTTGATTTCCTCTTCACCAGTGAGCCTGGAAGGTGTCGTGTTATAGAGGTTTGGCGTAAGGAGCAGAAACCACGCTATCGTTGTCATGACTATCTTAATGGCGATATCTACAAAATAGATGAGGAAGATTATTACAAGGACGTTGTGGCGGTAAATGAGCAGCGTATGCAAATGGCTGAGGCTTCAGGAATGCCAGCAGAAGAAGTTCCACTTATCAAAGCTACTTGGTTCATGGATGATTATTGGTACTTCTATTATCTTTCCCCATTTGGGCATATCCTTAAGGAAGGAGAGACTCCTTTTGAACATGGAAGTCACCCTTATATCTTCAAAGCTTATCCATTTATAGATGGTGAGATTCATTCGTTTGTTAGTGATGTAATAGACCAGCAGAGATATACTAACCGACTCATTACGCTATACGATTGGATAATGCGAGCGAGTGCTAAGGGCGTTTTGTTGATGCCAGAAGACTGTTTACCTGATGGTGTTAGTATGGAAGATATTGCGGAAAGTTGGGCAGAGTTTAACGGAGTTATAATCTTTAAGCCGTCTAAGACTGGGCAAATGCCACATCAAGTAGCGAACAACTCTACTAATATTGGTATTACCGAATTACTCAATTTACAGCTAAAGTTCTTTGAGGATATATCAGGTGTGAATGGAGCTTTGCAGGGTAAGCCTGGCTTCTCTGGGCAAAGTGCATCCATGTATAATCAGCAAGTTCAGAATTCTACAATGTCATTGCTTGATATGTTGGAGTGCTTCTCTTACTTTGTTATAGATGGAGCTTATAAGGACGTGAAGAATATACAGCAATTCTATGATGGGAAACGTGTGTTTAACATTGCAGGAAAGAGCGGCACACAAATCGAATACGACCCTAAGAAAATTAGAGATGTTGAATTTGATTTGTCTATCACCGAAAGTACAACAACACCAGCATATCGTCAACTTGCTAATGATGTTCTTATGCAACTATGGCAAGCTCAAGCTATCAGCGTAGAACAACTACTTGAACATGGAGACTTCCCATTTGCAGATGATCTACTGCAAAGCCTACAATCTCAAAAAGAACAGATACAGCAAGGACAGTTACCTCAAGGTGTATCACCGCAGATTATGCAAAAAGCGCAACAAGGAGCTAATATGCAAGCTGTAGACCAACTGCATCAAGCGTTACAAGCTGCATAACAAAAGGCGTAGGATAATCCTACGCCTTTTGTCTATCTTTTCTTATTTACATTCTTTTGGATATTCTCTACCGCTAAAGGGTCATTGGTAAGAGTGGCAATGCCGTCAAGGCTTTGTTTTTGTCTTACGTTGTATCTTCCCATTGCACCAAGAGTAATACTGTTGCTTCTTCAATTCAATAACAGAGGCGGGCATTTCTGCTGTTCCATTTCTATATGGGGTTGCATAAAAGCACTCTCTTTCAAGGTCAGCAACAAAAGCCTTATTGGTGATATAGCCTTTGTGTTTTAGTCGACGGAAGTTAAATCTATCCATGACAAGGAGTGCTTTCTTTGTACCTGACGCAGGCATAACATAATAACGTTCACCAGTTCTCTCATGTGCCTCATTCGCTTTTCTTACCGCTTCACGATAGCGAAGATAAGCTTTCAATTTTTTAAAAACATTCATCATCTTATTATATATTAAATTAAACTTATATTGTTGCAGCTGATACTGCTTTCTTCTTCTTGGGGACACGCATATTGACACGCATCACAATAGTTGGTATAGGCATTTCAAAGAAACATATATGAAGACCAATAGCACGTGTCATTAATAAGTCGTCATGCTTACCAATAATAGCACCGAAGCCACTATTCTGCTTTTTCTCATAAACCACATATTCATCTAAACAGCGTTCGTCACGTTCTGTGTACAAATGTTCACGTATAACCTTTATCAAAGTTGATATGATCATTGGCTTAGTTGCAACATTGGTGTGGAAACCATACCTAAGAGGCAGACCTTCCCTAATCTCGTCTTCCGTTTGTTTACGTGCATATAGATTTGGATAGACATTTTTAATCTGATTAAGAATAAAGTGCGATAAATCTCCGTCCACTTGCCTTTCCTTGTCATGCGTCTCAAGTGTGTTACTCTCGATAACAAGTAATGAGTTATCATAGAAAGCAGCTATTTGTGCAGCTTTCCAAGCAAGTATATCCATGTCAATATGTCCGTACCATTGCGCGACAACTTCAGGTCTACCTCCATCTAACATAAATAGACGGTCAATTACTAAGATAACAGACCAGTCGGCTTTTTTCGAGCGTCCGCCAATATCAACTATTGTAAGATATCTATTTGTAACAATCTCTTTGTCATCAATCTCTGGCAAGTCCCAAATCCATAGTAACCCTTGCGAGTCTTCTGCAAAGCGAAGGTTTTTGAGTGCGTCTTTCCCAGAGTCTCCATCCGCATAAACATCTCCAATATACTTAGGCGGTTTGCATGATGCTCTGAACTCATCGACTTTATACTTATCGAAGACACGTTCACCCGAATGTACAAAAGCCTCAACATCATCAGATGGATATTCAGATGCCATTGGGGCATGTTCATTATATTTAGCACGCTCTTGTACATACCAGTTAATTGCTTCTAATGTTGCGCCCTGCTCCCACAACCACCACAGGTATTTTCCACTTTCAGCACGTGCCGAAGAAGCATTACTATTATTACGATTCTTCCATAGCCATATAGCAAAATCAGCTTTTGCGTCATTGTTATCAAAAGCCAAAGAATACTGCTCTATGTCAAACCAAGAGACAAACATTGCCTCAAACTGTGAAGTTCCACGTTTTGCCGCGTCATATTCTCGCTGAAAGAAGTTTCCTGTACCGTTTGCTGTACTCTCGTAAACAATCATCGTATACGGCTTCAGTAAGATTCCAGAGCAAGCTGAGCGTACAATATCCTCAGGCTTCTTTCCGTCTGTAGTCTTCCATAGTCCTACCTCGGAAAGATGTACTAAATTGTAATCTCCGCCACGACAAGAGTCAGGTCGTTCCGCAGTACCAATTTTTATCTTGCAGTTACGTTGTGGTACACGATGAATAGAACCAGAGTGTCCTACGCCTACTAGTTTAGATTCATTTTCATTGTAAGTTTCACCCAGCTTGTAAAGCATAGATATAGGATAGGCTTTAATCATTCGATCAAACATATCCTTGATTTCATCAGAACCTGCACCTTGATGAGCGATGATAAGCGAATTAAGACCGACCTTGTGAACGAGCTGAAGCCACGCCATATACAACTGAGAAGTTGTAGAACCGCCCCATTGTCGTGCCTTTAGCAGAACTATTCGTATAGGTTTATTGGCTTTGCGTAAAGCTTCAAGCCGCTCTACGAACTTCCTTTGAGGTCGTGTGAGTCGAAACAACACATCTTCTCCGCCACCTTTATTTTTAATAAAGACATATAATGCAGCCCAAAAAGCAAAGTCATAGCGGCACCTTAACCGCACAAATTGTTCTATAACCTTAAGACGATCTTCCCCAGAATATTCTACTTCTAATTCTTCTGTTAGGAATTTTATGATACTTCCACACTTGATTAACAGTTTTACCAATGGAATGCTAAGCATTTCAACAGGAATATACTGTGTTTCTAATGGAAATCCATCTATATGTACTTCAACACGTTTCCCAATAGACCCTACACCACTGATGGGGTCAAACTTTTGATAAACGCCGGCATTACGGTTATCATTCTCTTTTAATATACTTATTACTTCTTTTTGCATCTTGTTATAGGATAGTTAAGAAGCGAGAACAAAAAACCAGATAAATAACAGTATAGATGTAGCCATGCATTAGTATATGGAAACACAAAGCCAACAGCAAGATAGAAGATCATCCATGCTTGATAGTATAGTTTCCTACCTACTTCAAAAGAGATTGACCCAAAAAGGAAAAATATTACACCAGATAGTCCTATAGTAGGCAATTTCGAAATTGGTAATACTAACGAAAGAGTATCTATTGGAAAAGTTATAGCAATAATATAAGCAAGTATAAGTCTTTCTAATCTGATGTTGTAGATAAAAAATAAACAGACAAGACACCAAGCGTTAAGAGCAGCATGTATGACACCAGAATGAAAGAAAGGATAGAGACATCTCCCCACCCACGAACATCCTACATATATACCGACGGTATGCCAATTAGTAGGGTGCAATAAAGATAGAATCATTATGACAAGTGCTAAAAGCAGTGCCGTAACCTTTTCTTTCTTTCTTCGTATCTTTTCTTTCTCTCTTTGCATATCATAATTCTAATACTGCCAGCACTTAAATAGAATTTAGGAGCAGGCTGCGCAACAACGATCTCACAACACTTATTAATCGACCAATGAGGATTCTTTTTCTTAAGTTCAACAACACGTTTGTGTATTTCATGAAACATTTCACGTTTTAGAGGGCGCATCTTATAATAAGGGTGTTTACCTTTTATAATTGCCATTATAATTTTGCTTGCCCAAATCTCTGATACCCAAAATCTTCGAGAAGGCATATTAGATATCTGTTTACAAATGTGTGGAATACTGATATATTCACATGACGATATATGCTCGTTATATAGCCTCATTATATCGTTCATGCGCTCTTCTGCATACTCCATTGTGGAACCTCGATGTTTCATAACAGTCTTATCTATGTTCCAAAGTTACAAAAAAGAACGTAAAAACTTAAACGATTTATATAATATTTGTATCCTATTTTTGCATTAAAACAACCATCATAAATTTAGAGATATAAGATTATGGCTGAAAATCCAACAGTTAAGAGTAATCGTGATAAGTTTAGAGAAAGGATGAGTAAGAAGTATCCTGATCATAACTTTGACGATGAAGAGGCTTTATATGGTCAAATCGGGGACGACTACGATGGATACGAAAAGGAAATTAATGGCTATAAGGAGCGTGAAAAGGCTTTCTCAGACCTTTTTACAAGTGACCCTCGCAGTGCTTCTTTCCTCACCAACTGGCGTAAGGGTGGCAACCCTGCCATAGAATTGGTACGTATGTTCGGAGACGATTTTGTAGAAGAACTGAAAGACCCTGATAAGCAAGAAGAACTTGCAAAAGCAAGTCAAGAGTATGCAGAACGTGTCGCCAAAGAGAAAGATTTTGACGAGCAGTATCAAAAGAATATTGCAGAAACGCTTTCCACTATTAAGGCGATTCAAGATGAAAAGGGATGGAGTGATGAGCAGGTCGACGAGATAATGGAATTCCTTGTTAACATCATGAAAGATGGAATTCTTGGTAAGTTCTCACGTGAGAGTATTGAAATGGCTTCAAAGGCTATCAATCACGATGCTAATGTTGAGGAAGCTGCACATGAAGGCGAAGTTCGAGGACGTAATGCAAAGATTGATGAGAAACTCCGCAAGAAATCTCATAATGATGGAACAGCTAATCTCAGTGGCAAGAACGGAGGTAGCAGATCTCAACGACAAATGCCTGATCTTGGTGCTATCAGCCGCTACGATGGAAATCAGTCCATTTGGGAACGTGGTGGAGAGAAACGCACAGCGTATAAATAAATATCACAATTAATAATTCAAAACGAAAAAGAATGAAAACAATTAAGAAAAGTTCGAGCTTTCTCTATCGCATTATGCTGACATTGTTGGCTATTGTGATGGGAGCATCAAACGGCGTGCTGATGGCTAACGCCTCCGCACTTCCAGATGCAGGAAAAACAAATGCAGGAGCAGAGGGCACTGGTGGCACTGATGGTATTGCGACAGAAACGCAGGGACGTACAGATGGTGACGAAAACTTCTACATGAGCGACGTAGACCAGCGTATCATTAAGATTCGCCCTATGGCTACGCCAGTAGACCAGATTAGCCGCTTTGCAAAATCAAGTTCTTGTGACTCATTTGTGGTGAAGTATTATTCTGTTGGAACACGTGAAATTAAGTGTACAACTACGAAGAAGGTTGAGGCTATGACCGCTGGTGCCAGCACATCACTTCCTGTAAGCGACACCAATATGTTTACACTTGACGATACTATTCGTGTAGTTGGTGTTAAGGGTGTAACAGACCCTAATACTGGTAAGGCATATACAGGTAGTAATATTCCTGACCTAGTGCTGTGTGTATGTGGTAAGGATGCTTCTACAAACGTACCTACAGTGTATGCTGTAAATGGCTCTATGGATAATACCTCTAAGCAGCCAATCTTTGTCCCAGAAATCAAGAGTGGTGCTACGCTTGTAAGAATGGGTAAGGCTTGTGGAGAGTTGGATGTTCAGACTGGACGTTTCAATAATATTCCAATGCCAGAGACTCAGTACTGTCAGAACTTCATGATTCAAGTAGAACAGTCAACCTTTGAGAAGATTGCGTCAAAGGAAGTGAACTGGAACTTCTCTGATTTGGAAGAGGATGGTATCTACGACATGCGCCTTGCAATGGAGAACTCTTACCTATTTGGTGTTAAGAATGTTATCAAGCATATCGCTAAGGAGGGTATGAATACTTGGTTCACTGGTGGTATCTGGTGGATGGCAGGAAAGGATATCGAGGTTGGAAAGTGGGATGCAGCAAAGAATTGTGCTGTTATTTCAGATGAAGACCTTGTCGATATCACCAAGGATTTGTTTGTTGGTACTGGTATTGGAAACAAACGTAAGATTCTCCTCTGTGGTTCAGACATGCTTTCTGCATTCTCTAAGATTAAGAGTGACAAGTTCCGTCTAAAGGACACCGTTGAGGTTTGGAACTTGAAGTTTAAGTCATGGGATACAGACTTTGGAGAGGTTCTTACAGTTCATCATGAGTTATTTGATGTTAATGGTATGAGTGATTGTGGCTTCGCTCTTGATCCAGAATATTTGTCTAAGAAAACACATATCTCTTGGGGTCGTAATATTCTTGACTTAAAGAAAGCAGGTATTCGTAACACCGACGCTGTAGTTATCCAAGAGGTCAGTTGTCTATACTTGCGCTATGCTAAAGCACATGCACGTATGAAACTTGCACACGCCTAACAGCAAATAATAATTAATAACACTAAGGGGGTGGGATTCTCGTACATCCCATCCCTTTTTATTTTAAAGACATGACAAAGCATTATATATCAGATTCGCATATCGCAATTAACGTTACTCTTGATGGTGGAGAAAGTATGCATCTATCCTTTATTGCACTATCAAATGGTGGCAGCGTCTTTTCAACTGATAGTGTAGAATTACAGAATGCTATCGAACGACACTATCGTTTCGGAGATTTATTCTTGCTTGATCATATTGAGAAACCTAAGAATACATCAGAAACAGGCACTGATGGTGAAGAGCATACCTCCATAGGAGAGAGTGAGGACGGCAATATTCAGAAAATTGCTGTGAATGACTTGGGGGAAGCTAAGAACTACCTTGCAGACACATTGGGTATTAGTCGTACATCACTTCGTAGCCTTAAGACTATCCTCGAAGTTGCAAAGGCTAATAACATTGAATTCGAGGGTTTGGATAAGTAACAGCTCTATACAATGAAAGTATATCGTCTTGATGAAATAGCAAAAGATGTTCGCATAGCAATAGACCAAAATATGTCCAGTGACACACTGATAGGCTTTGATGATGTGGACACTCTTTCCTTAAACGATATCATCAAATCAAAGGTTACAGACGCTGTAAAAAGAATACATAGCACGGCACCTGTATACCTACTTGATGGAGGTAACAACTTTGGAGACGCCATCTACTGGAAAGAACTTGAAAGCGGTTGGTGTCTGCTTCCTGAGAACTTCATGCGTCTTATTGTATTCCAAATGGATGACTGGGAGCGTGCTGTATACCATGCTATCAGCGAAGACGATGCAGAATACAAAAAGCAAAGTAGCCGCTTTAAGGGCATACGTGGCACACCTCAGAAACCTGTATGTGCAATCGCTATTCGTCCAGAGGGTAGAGCTTTGGAATTTTACTCTTGCAAGAGTGAGAACGCTATGGTTAGTAGGGCTGTCTATCTTCCTTATCCAGTAATAGATGAAGATGATGGTATCGAGATTTGCGAACGCTGCTACCAAGCTGTAGTTTACACCATAGCATCATTAGTATTAACAACTTATGGCAATGCTGATTTGAGCAAAGCATTGTCAGATTTAGCAAAATCAGCATTAATATGAGTTCTGTAAAGACAACACAATTAGACGGTGACGTATCAGTAGGTCGTAATACGGCCATAGGAGGAAGCCTCACTATACAAGGTGGTGGGCGAGTTAAAGGTACTTTTGTTGTAGACGGCTGGCTTGACGCAAAGAATATCAAAGGTCCTAACAAAGGAATCTTTACTACCGTAGAGAAGCTGCGTGAAGCATTCCCACGTCCGCACGATGGTTGGTGGGCAATTGTTGGAAAGTCATTACCAAGCCCTATCTATGTAGGAGACGGTGGCGCATGGGTGGCAACAGGTGAGTCTGGCGGTACACCAATGCTTGAAGATACCAATGGTGCTTTGCAGCAAGCTATTGACGATGCAAAGAACAAAGCGAACGAAGCCAAGAAGGCTATTGAGGATATGGTTAGTAGCCTACCTATTGCGCAGGAGGCAGGAGATAGCGCTACAAAAGTAATGTCGCAAAAGGCGGTGACGGAGCTTGTAAAAAAGGCAACTGATGATAAATCAGCTATTAATGAGATCGCACGAAAGTTTCCGTTTAACTCGCCATCTTCTTTAAGATTAGAGAACAAATACATATCTCAAAGCGGTGAGTTGAAAGAAGGAAACTCAGAATGGGGTGTCGAAAAGTATGACATTTCTACATATAATAGCGATGCTTTTGTAGAGTCAGCAGCAAGGAATATTGCATATCTTTATGCGATATATAAAAATGGATCTGTTGTGGAAGTTGGAAAACAGCTTTCAAGTGAATACTTTACCGAATTAATTGATTGCTCGAAAGGCGATACTCTCTATGTACAGAGCAAGGACAACACTCCTATTACTCCTGTTTGGAAAGGAGTCTATAACGACCTCGACTCTTACACAAAGAGTTTCTTAGGAAAAAAAGAAATTATCGACCTAAAAAAAATCCTAATCGGAGGTACAAATACAAACAAACGTTTTTTTAACAAAACTCTAGAAGAGAAGAATATTAGTACAATTTCGATCGCTGATAAATATGCTTGTGGCGTATTAGACGTAAGTAAGTATCAAGGAAAAACTTTGTATCTTAATACATACGGAGTTGTTTCTGAAGCTTGGGATAGCTTTGTTGATAATAATAACGCCATCGTTTCTCAGTTTCAACACAGATTACCAAAAGCCATTGTAATCCCTGATAATGCAACGAAGTTATACTTAACTACCTCGTATGGGAAAGACTCTGAAGCACAGGGTGGAGAGACTTTCAATTATAATGACAATGATTATCCACGAGTTATTGTTCACTACGAAGGATTAATTGACGTTGTAGAGGAGAACTACAAATTAAAGACAGAGATAGAAAGTTTGAAATCCTCTTCAAAAGAAGATTACGACTTGAATGTTGCAGAGTTACATTCCTATATTGGTGATACTATGCAACTTTTCAAGTATCCATTGACTTTACGAGCGAATTATAATTCGTTCAACTTGAATGTTGCGATTGACACGACAAATAATAGCATTCGTAAGCAAGGGAAAAATCTTGAAAGATACTTTGAATTCACACCAGCTACGGCAGGAGAATACATAATGCGTGCAAATATCATTAGACCAGATTTGTTTGTCCTACAACAAGACACATTCAAGGTAATTGTAAAAGAACCAACTAATCCCTCAAGTGTAAAAAATATCCTCTTAATTGGTGATAGCGAAACACAGGGACTATTGAACAATTCTGGTGTTCAAGGTTCTGAGAATGGAGTGTCACCATACGCAACAGAATTAAAGCGATTGTTGCAAACGACAGATGGGACACCTCGCGGAGTAGGACTTACAAATGTACGATTAATTGGAACACAGAATATTGCTGGGGGAAGACACGAGGGGTATGGAGGATGGAACGCAAATAGTTTTATGAGTGTATCTTCCCCATTCTTCGTAGGCGGTAAAATTGACTTTAATGCTTATTTAGAGCAGGATAAAGTATATGATGATGCTACGCACAAAGGAGTTGATGTTATCTATATTTTGTTAGGCGCAAATGGTGGTTGCACTTCTTCTATTGTCAACGGTAAGGTGCGCTTCAATTCCTCCCCTTATAGAAACAGTGTTAAACTTTTACTTAACAAGATTAAGGAACAAATCAAGAATGGTACAGGTTCACTGGCAAATCCAAATATTAAGGTCGTGCTGTTGAATTACGCCTCACCTTACATCAATGGATATGGTTATCACCCTTATGGGAGCGGAGAACTTGAAAATGGTAATTTCATAGCAAAATGCTTCTTAGAATGTTGGAAAGTTAATGAGGAACTCATTAACGAAAGCGATTATAATGGTTGGGTATTTTCAGCATTATGTGCAACACAGGTTGATAGTGAAAATGGGTTTGTTTACATGAATAAGCCTCTTAATAACTACACATCTGACACGGAGAAAGTGAGCTTGGAGCAAATCCATTTTAATAAGTCTGCCTACAAGCAATTTGCACAAGCAGTTTTGCGTGATGTGATATTTAGAGTATGTAATTAATATTTATTCAAAATGAGGGTAGAAAAGCCCCCAGCCTGTTAATAAGCAATGCCAATCATTTAACAACGTATATCACAAGAGCGCAACCAGGGGCAAATATCCTCGCTCGCTCTTATGGCGTTTTATTGTTTAAAAAGTGATTGGCTTTGCGAAATTACGAAATTTATTAGATATGAAGATAATTGAGATTGTAAAAATTAACAGGGAACTATTAAGAAACCTCCGTATTGCTGTTTAAGAAAGTATTAGAACAATTCCCTGACGAAACTACACTTGTTGATTTGTTCGGAGGCAGTGGTTTATTGTCACATATTAAGAAGTCCGAAAAACCACATTCAAAAGTCGTATATAACGATTTTGATGGTTATAGACTACGTCTTGAACGCGTGCCACAGACTAATGAGCTATTCTCAGAGCTTAGAAAGATAGTTCGTGATTTACCTAAGCATAAGCTTTAATGACGGAGGAGATAGGGATTATTCAAAAGTAAATATTTCACTTAATAATATTGTAGAAAAAATTTAACTATGGCAGAACTGATTTTAATTTTAACGCCTCTGTTGAAGCTGATAATAGCATTGTAGTAATATGAGCACAGAATTCTTTAAAGTGTACGGAACTAAGGAACGTAACGACAATTTGTTACGCCTATCCGATGACCATTATGTGTTGTTCTATGGATTTGGCAAAGACAAAGACAGTGACGAAAGCGGCTACTGCTGGCGTAAGGATTATGGATATAAACCTACGGAGTCAGAGCTTAAAGAAGATATTGTGGAGCATATCAACAAACTGACTGATGCGAAGATACTCACAGGATTTACCTACGAAGGAAGCCTTGTGTATCTATCTGCAGAAAATCAGTTTAATTACAAAGCTGCTTTTGACTTGTGTATGCTTACGGATGGAGGAAACCTACCTGTAACGTTCAAGTTCGGACGGGAGAACGACCCTAAGTATCGTCAGTTTAATACAAAGGATGAGTTGAAAGATTTTTATTTATCTGCCATTTCGTTTGTAACCAATACGCTTGCAGAGGGCTGGGCAGAAAAGGATATGATTTATAAAAAGGATATGCAGTCATGGTTTACTTAATTATCTTATCGGTAGTGCTTTCAGTTGCAATGGCAATAGTTTCAGCAAAGAAAGCAAGGGAGTTGCCAGACAGTGTGAGTAGTTTCAGCTATTATGTAGGTGATGTTCGCTTTTCGTTGTGGGCAACAACAATAGCAGCAGTCTTGTTGTTTTCTTCTCTTCATGCCTTACCTCCTAAGCAGGGTTATATTGCTGGACTGATGAGTGTAGGTTTGTTGATGGTAGCTGCTTCGCCTTGTTACAGAACAGAGAACAAAGTGCTACATTATATAGGAGGTTATCTCTTTGGATTGGCAAGTCAGATTGTAGTAGCTTTGCTTATACCATGGTTACTCATATTGTGGGTGTTGTTCCCACTTGTATTCATTCGTAAGAGCTGGAAAGAGAATGCTACATTTATTGCAGAAGGGATATGTTACATCACTTTAGTTGGCAGCCTCATCCTATCTTTACTATCGTAGTTACAAACATAAACCTTTCAATAGTTTTTCCTATATTATTTTTGTAGAAATTTATTGTAAAAACAAGATGAAGAAAGTAATTAAATGGCTTAAAGAAAGTAACAGGTACAAACACCTTATAGGTGGTGTACTCATCGGTGCTGGTGCTAATAGCTTATATTGTGCAGCGTATGCAGGTATAGGAGTAGCAACCGCACTTGAACTTAAGGATAGAATGTGGGGCGGAAAGGCAGACATCATCGATTGGGGGCTGACAGTCGGAGGTGTGGCTATAGGCTTCGGAGTAAGAACATTAGTAAGACTTCTATGATATGGCAATGGATAAAGGCATAAGAAACGCAATGATAGGTGTTATTGGGTCAATCATTGTAGCTGTTGCAGGCTCATGGGTGCAGCTTAATCAACGCATATCAATACTTGAGGTACAAGTTATGAACGACCACCAATTGTTCGTAGGCTCTCAAGAGGATATGAAAGAAATAAAGTCGATGCTTGGTGAGATAAACATCAAGGTCTCACACCTTAACGACATCAAGGCAGACCGACCTAATATGGATAGTCATATAACACAGAAAGGAGGTGAATAATGAAAGCATCATTTAAAAGTATTATAAGCAGGTGGAGAGCAACAACACCGAAGTTCTTTAAGAATATTGTTGTATTGGGTTCAGGTGTCAGTATTGTTGCTGTAGCTATTCATACCGCTATGATAGCAGCAACAGCAACACCTCCAGAGTGGTGGGTAAAGATTTATCCATACCTCGTAGGGGCAGCAGCAGGTATGGCTGCTGTGGCAAAATTAACAAGGGAGAAGTAAGATGAGAAATATACAATACATTGCGGTTCACTGTACCGCAAGCCATCAGTCTATGACGATTGAGGGCTTAAAACAGGAGTTCAAGCGTAAAGGGTGGGTTAATCCAGGTTATCATTACGTGGTGTCGCCAGACGGCAAGATTACACAGCTTCTTGATGAAGAAAAAGTAAGCAATGGCGTTAAGGGTTTTAATTCAGTTTCAATCAATGTTGCTTATATTGGTGGCATTGATACTAATGGCAAACCCACTGACAACCGCACAGACGCACAGAAAGCAAGCTTGCGCTCGCTGTTGAAGATGCTACATAAGAAGTACCCTACAGCGATAGTTCAAGGGCATAGGGATTTTTCTCCAGACCTAAATAAGGATGGAAAGATAACCCCTAACGAATGGATGAAAGCTTGTCCGTGTTTCAATGCTAAGGAAGAATACTCAAACTTATAGATATGAAAGGTAAGAATGTTTTTTCTACGATGCTTTTGATTAGTGCAATAACGATTCTTGGATATGCGCTAATCTATAAGCCTATAAAATCACCTACACCTACTTACGATGTGATAAGGGACACGGTGATCTATAACGACACAATACCTTATTATAAGCCTATTCCCAAAGATAGTCTTATCGTACGGTACAGAACGGATACCTTGCCTGTTGCAAACAAAGTTTCTAAAAGAGACAATAACGACGATAGTCTTTTGTCTCAATCTGTAGAACAAGTAGGAGGTGACAGCGCAGCGGTTGTTATTCCTATTACTCAGAAGGTGTATGAAGATAGCACTTATAAAGCGTGGGTAAGTGGATATGAGCCTCAACTTGACAGTATATTTGTTTATCAGAAGACGCAAGTAATCAATCATTATATACGAGAAAAACAAAAACATTGGGGGATAGGCTTGCAGATTGGCTATGGGTGTACTGGTAAAGAGTTGCGTCCTTATGTAGGAATAGGAGTTAATTATAACATATTCAGATGGTAGAAGTATGAAGACGGTTGTTTTTAAAGTTGGCAAAAACGAAGTTTATCAAGAAGTCGCGAAGACCACCTCATACACAGGGGCAAAGATGGATAATGACGAAGACGCATACGATCGTATCTTTACAACTGATGAGGACAAGACGATGCTCGAACGCTTCTGGAATGAGAGTAAGAATATGATTGCTGGTAGTCTAAAGAAACTACTAAGTTCAGAGCGTGAAGAGAATGATGAATACATATTAGAACTTGAGGTATCTAATTCCTTTGATGACAATCTCAAGGAAAGTATGCAGCGTAGTTTGTTCAGCTTCTTAGTTATGAATATAACAAGCAAGTGGTATACGTTCACAAATAAGAATGAAGCAGAAGGTTATGCAACATCAGCAGCTACGGATATGGAAGATGTTATGCGTAAGGCTTATTACAAGAAGAAACCAGTACGTCCAACATACGATTAATAATATTAAAAATAAACTATATGGCAGAAAACAAGAAAGACCTAACGGTCACCGAAGAAGTAAGAGAGCTTATATATGATGTTCAAAACAAAGCTTATCTGACAGGACAAGCAAGAGAAGCAGAAGGGAAGAAACCGTATCAGGCTGCATCTAATATGCAAGCAAGTGATGATGATGAGAACAGTTATCAGATACGACGCTCCCTTGCAAATGCTTTCTCTTCCCTCAAGAGTCTTTTAGGGGAATATCTCTACGAAGATAGAAGTACGAGTAACAATCGTATGATTAGCGAAATTGATAATAATGGGCAATTGACTTTAGCTTTTAAGTTACCTTCAAATTACAATAACGCTTCTGCAGATAGCCTTGGTAATGGTATACATTCCTATTTAGTTGATATGACACTTGCTGATTGGTTTGCTATTACTAACAAAGAAGATGCAGAGGTGTATGCAGGGCATTCAACAGTTAGCCTTGAGAACGTAAAACGTGCGCTATATAAGCGGAGTCGACCAACACGTCCAACTTATTAAGTAAAGACGCTTATGACTTGTTGTAAAGAATATGCAGCAGTGCAGCAGAAAAAGGTTGTAACGCTGACTTTCAAGCGCAAAGAATTGTTATATGATGCCAGTAACTATTCTTTTGTTGAGGCTGATATTATGCCCCAAGATACAGAACACGCCAAACATCAAGTGTTTGACATAGTTCAAGATGGCAATATAGATCGTGTTACCCGCATTCTTAACTTAGCTCATGCAGAATGCGTGGAATTACTATACCCATACGCAAAAGAAGAATTACCCGAAACAGAAGAAGTGCTTGATGATGTCTTGCAAGAGCCAGATACATACACTATTAAACTTACGCTCCCTCAAAACTTTTCTATGACAACCGTTAAGATGTTGGAGGAGTACATACACGAGTTTCTTGTGTGTAGTGTTCTATCAGATTGGTTGAGCATAACATTTCCACAAAGTGCAGAGCGTTGGGAAAGCAAATTGAGAGATACAAAAATAAAAATACGCACATCTCTTATGTCGAGAATGGGTAAGGTAAGGAGGAAGTTAAAACCATGGTAATAAACAAGGGCAGCGCTACATCACGTAGAACTGCCCTTTTGTTAAAAATCAATCTTAACCTATAAACTAAAAACCTAAACTATCTCGGCTGGTTGGTTAATCGCGGTGTGAATTGCACCGAGCAACCAGTAATTCCTTCATTATTTGAAAGGTTAGCAAGTAGTACTATACGAATGTATTTATAAGGCGTTCCCCTAAACCCACGTAAGTAATGGTCTATGGATGACCATACTGGAACCCAGTTATACAAATCGTTAGAAGCATAGAGAATAGACTTCACATGTCCTTTCTTAAATACGCCACGCTGTATGATGGTATCAACAGACTTATGAATGTCATAAGCATCAAGTTTTATTGGGCGTGACACAACAATACTTTTATAAACCTCGTCGGTTTCATCAGAGAAATTAACAAGGCTACCATCATTAAGTACAGCAAGTGCATCAGGGTAGGAGTTTACGTTGTCTGCAATATTAGATTGCATCATTCCCCACTGCTTTGACTTTAGTGAGAATATATAAGCATAATTGCAATTATACTCTTTACTATTGTTGTAAGCAATTATCCGTTGATGCTCATAGTCATATATCATTCGACAATCACGAACGAAATCCATGAAAGGTAATATTCTTAGAGCTCCTTTCGACAAGTCTGCGTGTTCTAAGATTTTATCAATCTTAGGTAACATCGTTACTGGTACAGTGTTCTCTCCATTGAGAACGTCAGATATGCACATTGTTTGTGAACCTTGCAGAAGCATTATACCTCTATCAGTTGTAAATAGAACAGCTGAATCAATCTGTGTGATACTCTTTGATGATATACACACGTCACGTGTGATAGGTTGTTTGGCAGAGTAGCCACCTGACGAGTTTACCTCCAATGCCCACACACCCTCATCTGTGAAAGCATATAGTGGGAACTGTCCGAACTGACCTTGTGAAAGAGCTTTTGCAGCAGTCGATATACCCAAAATTTTACCTGTCCCAACAGTGTTTATACCTGTAACAGGAAAATAGAAAGGATTATTTACTTCGGAAGTGTATATCTTATTAGGAATTTCAATCGTGCGTTCTGCATCGCTGGAAGTAGTTGGTGAATTATATGTTCGCTTCTCTAAATCATTCCAACCGCCATAGTAGAAAGCGCCATTAAGAAAGGCATGCCGTTCAAGTGGTACTTCATAGAATGTTCCAAGGTAGTCCCATGCTGTTACAATTGCTTTGTATGCATTTCCATTTGGATAGTAAAGGAATAGAATTGGGTTCTCATAACCAAAGACACCAGCTTCACCATGTACGATTATATCTCTTCCATCCTGTTTTATAAATACATAAACAGAGATATTGATTGTCTTGTCTAAAATGGTAGGAGAAGTATCAGACCAGTGTTTCACGTATCCATCTGTGAAAGGCAACATTGCTCCAGCATTAAATCCATCAAAAAGTTTCTTTCTGATATTAGCAAGATTAACTCGAGCATTATAACCAAAAGCATACTTTGGTATAATTTTGTCGTGGCTGTCATAATCATCGGTCATAACCTCTCTATTAACCAGAGATTGCAAATAGTCTTCTTCTATGTTAAGAAGTGTGCGTGTTGTAGTAAGCTGTTCTATCTTGATACTTTCGAGAAAGTAGAAGTTTGAACAGTTACGAATATCTTCCTTTACCGTCGAAGAGTCTTTGCGAGGAAGTCCAAGTATACCACCTGGACGTGTGCCGAGATTATCTTTATCAAATGTCATCTGATAGAGATAGCCCATATCTTTCTTTTGATAGCGCAAAGGATATTTGGTTTTATCTGCAGCTTGGTTAGTATGTTTGCAAATACTATATCCCCACGCCTCATCACCATACTCATCGTAATTAAAGAATTTATCACATTCGTCATTCTGATTGTACGTATAGATTGGCTTTGAGATAAATATATCAACGGATTTAACGATATCAGTCCAGTCTTTCAGTAAGTCTATATCACTCTGTTTAATGACAGCATAGTCCAATGAGTGTAACATTCCAACAACACGAACATCAGCCCTATTCAAACCATTCTTACCATATAGATGCCGCCACATGACAATAGGAGCGCAACTTGTAGAACATACCATGAGAACTGGTGCAGAGTGTCTGATGAGGTTACCGTCATACAGGCGATAGGCATATCTTACAAGAAAAGGAAATATGAATTTACCTTTATTAGTTGACCTGTCAGCTATGAATTTGTTTACTTTAGCCAACACTTGTGATGTTATTTTTTTCTTGTTTTCATCGGAGAACTCATTGTAGCTACTGTAACTGTACCCATTCTCCTTTGTCTTTGTTTCCCAGCTAAGGTTATCAAACTCAAGGGTAAACTCATCAGTACGCTGCATCTCACCTTGCAAGCCAAACGATATAGGCAATTCTGGTATTTCATTACCAAGGAAGAGATACCCAGATGTGTCACCTTTCCAAAGGAAGTAAAACATACCTTCATTGGTAAGAGCTATAAGCGTATTACCTACTCCCACTACTTGATACAACTCTTTGTCACCTATACTATACAAGTCTGTGAATTTGCTACCGTCTATAGTCCACAGCAGTTTCTTGTTAGCAGTATTAATGATAATATAATGTGTATAGGTTGTAGCCTTATGCACATATACAACACTGTGGTTTTCGCTAAGATTGAACACCACTTTTGGCGCCGATACAGGTTTTAACGCACCATCTTCAGGAATGAGGTTCAACAACATAGCAGAGTCTCCATCTTGACACGTATTGTCAGGAGGTACTGTTGAAAGTCCGTTATACTTTATTTCTTTATTCATGTGTTAGACGGCTTGTCAATCTGATAATATAATTTGTTGTTAGTTTCTTTTACTGATACAGACAACTTGTATTTGCTTTCAGCAGGTAAGTTGTAATCATAAAGAATACGTCCAACCGATGGGTTGAGTGTTTCGAAACCTATACATTTATACTTATCGTTGTATTGTATATCACAAAGCTGTGTTGACTCTTCAATTTTTGGATCGACCATAAAGGCAAATAGTCCGCTGTCAGACACACGAAATACGAATACAACGGCTTTTTCAGCCGTATCCGAATACTTACGGATATGGCTGAAAAGCTTCTTAGATAGTGTTACAGAATTGTCTGCAGGGTCTACGATTACATATAATCTGAGCGAACAATACCAGTTCTGTATCTTTTTGAGAATATTCATCATCATGGTGCAAATATATTAAACGTAAAGGTTATGTGCGGTTTATCTTTTAATACTCTTTACGGGAGCGGAACGATATTGTTTCAATAAAGATGAAAGACCGTGTCGTCTCTAATCCGTCACGATGCTTGTCTGCATCTTCTTTGCAGGTGAAGATGTACGAACAGATCTCGGTCTTGTCTGTCCCTTTTGTTGCTACGATGTTGGCATAATACTTGCGTCCAAATAGGAACGCAATCACTTCTTTTAATACTGTTGTTTGCATAATCTTATTTTTATTTATAATTAAACTTTGTGGTAGGGTTGCAAATCTTTTGCTTCTTCCTCCCACATGTCGCCTTCGTTTTCCTCGAAATCAAGGTGAACTGTTCCGTTGGTCAAGTCGGCAAGAGTTGAGTAAAGCCCAACGACTGTCATAGGGGAGCCGTCTTCTTTATTGCAGACTTTATCGCCAATCTTAATATCACGAATATCCATGATTACTCTCCTATCTCCTCGTGGTACTTGGACAAAACTTCTTTCATGCGCCTTGCAACTTCACCTGCTTGCTCCTCGGTGTGAAAATAGTTGAGAGCATTCCAAAGTTTGTTGTCAAAAGTGCTATAAGTATCGTCTATACTTTTAACTGTTAAATCAACGTCAATAAAGTAGTAATCTCCACCTTTCTTCGCTCTCCACCTAATCTTCTCTACTCGCTTCTCCTCTGCATTCCACTGACAACCATTTTCTTTCATCGAATAAAAGAGTACATTCTTTTCTTCCTCTGTGGCGTAAGATAAATTATCGTTACACCATCTATCGCTTGGAGATTCACAGAAAGAAAGCTTACCGCATGTTTCAATCCCAACATAGTAAGAATGGTAACCTTCTTTATCCGTGCTTTTATATATAAAAGCATAGTACCTCTGCCCATTTACAATAGGTACAAGCACGTCCCCGTCTTTGAACTCTTGCACTTTCTCTTCTTTCTCAAATACTACACTTTTCCCCTTAACGATTGCCTTGCAACCCTCAGGAATGGTGATTGTATCACCGCATTGTAATTCTACTTTCATAGTTTCTTTTGTTTAATTTTACTTTTTACGTTTCTTTTTTCTCTTACTTGCGTAGGGTGTTGACCCTGCACGTGATTTACTCTGGCAAGCACGATACTGCTTTCTTTTCTCATTTAAGAGCAATTCAATATCACTTACCATATCATCGACCGTATCATTAACTATATCATTTGTCCTATCCATAGACTAACCAATCAGCTTAATATGTTTAATCCCTTTCTCTTTCAGCTCTGCTAATATCATTTTAACTAAACCGTAATAGTCTCGGTTCTGAAAAGCAATCTTTATTGCGTCTTCTGTATCGTTATGATATTCTTGAACATAATTTGTGATTGCTTCTTCGAACGCATCGCAGTCAACTCCTTCGTAGTTGTCGATGAAGTCGATAATTGACGCCAGCTCGAAGCATTCCTCATGGCCTTTGAAAGACCAGACATCGCCACAATCTTTATTAAACTGTTTACGGTATCTTTGTCCTTTGTGAATTATGCGATTGCACAATTCGCAACGATACTCTTTTCGTGCAATAGGGTTAGATTCGTTTATTAACTCCATACGCTAATCAATTAATTCAAAACTATACGCAACCACCCATGGATTACTCTCCCACGTGCCTTTGCCACTGATACTGTCAATGAGATACCAAAATGCCTCACGTGCTGTAAGAAAGGCTACGTCAGGGGCATATCCTATATTTTTGGAAACATAAAACAAGTTCTTGTTGTTATAAAATTGCCAAACGCCCTCACACAGTATATCATCAACTGATATACTCTGGAGACGTTCCACCTTGACATCTGTAATCTTGATGTGGTGAGGAAGCAAGTTAGCTTTCACGAACATTTTATTCGTCCAGCCTGCCTTATATTCTCTATTTATAGAACCATCTACATTGATTATAATATCGCTGTACTCCGCCATACATTCGATAATATCCTTGTATGGCTGTGCAATCGCAACAATATCACCAACCTTATAAGGCAGGCACTTTGCAGTTTCCTCCCAATTACCAAGCGGTGTACCCTCTTTCAGTAACCGCCTTGTCATGGTCTTCGTTCCACTAAGCACTGCCTGTGTAAGGAGGTGCTTATCTGAAAACATTATCTTCTTCATACGCCAATTAATTCACAGATTTCTTCAAAAGTATAATTCCTAAGATTACAAAAGACTCCATCTGTATCTTCTGTATATGCGATACCATGTCTCTTGCAAAACTGTTCTCTTAACTCTTTTGTCTTCATATTACTTTACTTAAATAGTTCTTGTTTCTTTGATTGGTTTCCAATGATAGCGTTTACACGCTTTATCTCGTTATCAATATCTCGCTCTATTGCCTTACACTCTGCAAGTACAGACTTGCTTCGTGTCTTGAAGTACTCTTTTTGAAGTTGCCGCATTAAAGCAACTTTGCTAAAAAACTCACGACTATTCATATTACGTTTCTTCTTTTAGTTCTCTAAATACTCCGCACCCCTCACTACCATGTAGCAAGTAGTGGAAAGATTCGCATATTACACTGTTCTTGCAACCACCCTGCTCGTGCAAGTCGCACTTGTCGCAATCGACAGACTTATCTGTTTTGAGAAAGATGTATTGCTTGTCGTTTATTATTATTCCGTTCATAACTATTAGGTGTCGTTTTGTTAATTGTTTAACTTTTACGACTTAAAAACTTAAATTGTTTGTTTCATTATTTATTAATTTCTATCTTTGTATCGCAAATTGTTCATGGGAGGCATCCTCCTTTCGGTGAGCTACCAAAAATCACCGTCCTCGTCTCGCAAAAAGAGATTAAGCCTGCAATCCTGTAAGTTGTGGGCTTTTTTGTTGCACTTTGGTAGAGTGCAACGAGCGTTCCAATACAGGTTGGGCGCAAACAAGAAAGGAGGTGTTTTGAATGAGCAATTTGCAAGAAGACGGCTTGATTAGAATCTTTTGCCGTTACATCGTAAAGAATGGAAAGCGTATCTATCCTAAGAATAGTCAGTTTTTCTCTTTCTTGGTGAAACCAAAAGTAGGTTAAGCCAATCTTCGGGAGTGCTTACAGGGCACTCTTTTTTTTTGCTCATAACCCTAATGCTTGTTTAATTCGTTTCTTATAGTGTTCGTTAGCTGCCTGCTTGGCTTCCTCTAAAGAGCTACCAGTAGAGAGTGGAATTTCCTTTCCGTTAAAGCGTAATAACCATATTCCGAAATTGTCGATGTTATATCTACCAATAGGGGTAGCTGCATGTATGAAAGGCGCATACCCTTTCCACTCCAATTCAGGCAAACTCTCCACCACGCTCTCACGCCCTGCGTTGAAAGCTGCCTTGATGTCGTCAAATGTGAAGCACCTCTTATCTTCAATGATAGGACCACCTTTCCCATTTACTCTGGCATACTCTTTCAAAGCGTACACCAGAGATAAGTCTTTCTTTTCTTTCATATTATTCCTCAAATTCCTTAAATTCACCATTAACCAGTTTATAGAAGGTATCAGCCTTGATACGTTCACCATCAACCTTTTCTGTTTTTACACAGATAGGAGTCCAGACTCCATTAATGCAATCCCATTCTGCAAGCGTTATCCAACTTCCTATCTTAGCTTTGGCAATAGAATTGTTACCAGCTGCCATAACAACAGAGTGATTACCTGTACTCTCAATCTGAGCAGAGTAACCGCTTGAACCAATCTTAGCAGAGTCACCGCTTGAACCAATCTGAGCAGAGTAACCACCGTTATCATTTAAGTCCGTCTCTTTTTTTAGCTTAGATGGCGAAGTGACATCTTTTATCCATTCGACTCCAAGTTTCACAATATCTGCAAGATTAAGTTCTGCTTTAATCTTTATCTTAGAAGAACATACTTTTGTGGTATTTTCTTCCTTATCAATATCGCCAGACTGCTCTACCTTTGCAAAGCGAGACGTGATCATATCGTAGTGGTCAAACACCTCTAATGGAGATTCGCAGGCGTGAAATCCTCTCTCACAGCACTTAATATCCCCGTCCATTTCGTACTCCTTGCCGACTTCATACTGAAAGCCACGGCACTTCAAATCCTTGGCAAAGCCCTTATAGGCAATAATTTTCTTTTCTTCCATATTGATTTTGGTTTAGTTATCTTTATAATTCTCATCAAAGTGAACACACGCCCCTGTATCTTCTCGATACTCAACAGGCACCCACCACAGCGGAGCGTCTGGAGGGTCCGGCAAGAATCTCTTGCACTGGTTACGGAGTTTACAAGCAACGCCAAAACAATAGGCGTAATCATTTTTAATTTCGTTGTTCATAAGTTTTTAGTTTCTAAATGATTTTTCGTTTCCAAAGTTTATAATATGTGCCATTTCTCTTAATCTATCTGCAAAGCGTTCATCATAATAACCTGAGATTTCATTAGCTGAGAGGTTTGATGTTGAGATAGTGCAGTATTGTTCTTGATATCGATACATCATGATATCTGTAACAGCAGTGATGATGTCTCCGTAGTTCATACTCTCACGTGGTTCTGCCCCAAGGTCATCAATACATAGGACTTCCACATTTCGTAAGAACTTGTATTCTCCCACAGCTTGAATATTTTCCTTTGTAGGGTTATTATAAGCCTTTGCAAGTAACACTAACTCTTTTGCTGTAGCTATTCTAAAGCCCGTGTAAGGTAGTTCGTACATATTGCTTTCAGGTGTATATGTACTATCAGAGTGAACATAGGCATATATAGCTTTAAGTGCATACACCATGGTTGTTTTTCCATTACCTTTGTTGCCAGACAAGAATAAGCCAAATTTGCTGTCGTTTGAAACCAGCCATTGTGAGATATCCCATATATGCTGTTTGTATTCATCAGTTGCATTGAACGTCCTCATACGTGCAGTAACCTCAACTCTACATGATGCATATAACATTGTATAGACTTGTTCAGCTGTGTAAGGTAGTCTAAAACGTTTCGGAATACGTTTTCTTTGCATCAGCTTTGAGTATATTTCCTCTACGTCCAGCTTTACTGTTGGTTCTATCTTTATCATTGCTTACTATTCTTAACCAGTTATTAAAATGTCTTTTTGCATCAGAAAGGTCTTCATGTCTCATTTTCCCATCAGCGATACATTGTAATTTGAATTCATCAAGTTTTGCTCTTATTTCTTCTGCTGTCATGTGATGCAGTGCTTGTAGATTATCAATCCAAACCTCAGCAGACTTTAATTCGTTTATCTCATCATCAAGGGTGAGTGCTTCTAAGGCAGGCTCCTTGTTAATGATGTTTACTTTGTTTATATGAGTTGTTACTTCTTCTGTATCTTTCTCAAGGCAACTAAACTCACTGACACTGGCACCACGCTTACAAGTTCTATTAATATTCATATACCTTTCTTGAATGCCTTTGGAGGTAAGAATACTATTGGTTTCAAAAAGAGTTTTATTGAATAGTCCAACAGTCAGGCAGCAATTAATAACCTCTTGTATATACTGCTCATCGTAACCAGACAACTCTGAGATAACAAATGGCAGCTCTTCATCCCACTTTGTGTAATACCCATCGCGGTAGATGATACAGAGTAGGAGAGTGTACACCGTTATAGCTTTACCACCTTGATAGCGGATTAACTTTCTTATCTTGATGTCTTGGAAGAAATCAATATCGAAAGGGAAATATTCAAGACCTTGTTTTATAGCACGACCCATATTATAAATAATACTTTAAGTAGTTATCGACTTCATTAATAAAGTCGTCAAGAGAGTGACAAACTACGTATTTATATTCTCCTTTATCCGTTACGATTCGTTCCCATTCTTTTTGTGAAGTACTTTGTCTTCCAGAAGCAGTCTTCATTTCAATAAGTAATGCACCGTAGAAACGATTAGGAGCAAGGAGTATTAAATCAGCAACTCCAGCGACAACGCCTTCTTCTTTTAACTTTGCAGCAGTGCGTGCATCACGCTTTCCACCATTTGGTACTGCAAATAGCCTACCTTTTAAGCTTTGATGTTTGAGGTTGAACCACCGCACACAAGAACATTGTATGCGGTGTTCCTCATCAGAAGGACGCTTGCGCTTTGTAGCTACTTGCGCAGCTACTAATTCTTCAAGTGTCATAGGACTATTGGTTGTTATGCTCAAAAACATCAATGAAATGTGTCTCTGAAATAGAGATTACATCATACTCAATTAAAGTCTTCTCCATAACTTCCTTAACATAGACACGTGCTTTGTCAAGACTTGCAGCCTGAACAAGATAAGTTACAGGGGAACGTTTTTCCTTATCAGTCTTTTCATCTAATGTGATGAAAGCAAGTTTTGCCTTAAACCACTTGTCATCAGTATCGATGTCACTGAAGAATATCTCACTATAGGTAGCAAGCTTAATAGCCTTTACTCCAAACTCACCACTTACATAGTGTGACATTTCTTCGGTAATACACTTCTTAGCCTCAGAGAAACTTAAAGCCTCTACCACGTACTGTTCTGTGACTTTTTTGTTCCGACCATCTTCCATGGTCTTATCATATCTGACTTTTGTTTCAAACCAGATGCTTGTTCTATTTCTCATACCTTAGTTTTTTGTCTTAAAACTATTGATTCATTTGTTTCTTAAGTTCCATGCAGAGCTTAAGTCTTGCCGTGGAACAAGCTTGAATAGGAACCTGTTTACCATGCAGGTAAGATATTCTTTCCTTAGTTTTAACAACCTTAATGGTTGCAAAGCCACGAAGTGAAACACTCTCACCCTTAATGAGTGACTTCTTAATAGACTTAAAAATAGCATCATAAGCTTTTATAGCTTGTGAGCGTGTGAGGTTAGTTGTGGAAACAACCTCTGAAATGATTTCGTTCTTTGTCATTATTCTTAATTATTAATATGGTGTTTTATTAAATTCTATTTCCATTCCTTTATGTGCAGCAATTACGTTCTTACCAGTTGCAGCCTTTATCCCTTTCACAAATTCAGACTCATTGCTATTAGCATCAGAAAGATGAATAAGAATAATGTTATTCATTTGTGATAGACCGTTAGCTTGTAATGTCTCTAAACATGTGTTATAACTCATGTGTGACTTGATGGTGCGTTCACGACGTACTGGAGAGATATATCCTGCATCTGTGTTATGGTTAAGAATATCCAAACTATAGTTACATTCTATCAGTACATTGTTTAGACCAGGGAACTTGTATTTAAGATAATATGTATCTGTTGCAAACAAGACAACCCCACATTCCTCGTGTCTGATAAGATAACCCAAAGGTTCTTCTGCATCATGTTGAACATCGAAAGGTATTATATCAAATCCGCCTAATCTGAATCGAGAGGCAGACTCACACTTCAATGGTAAGAATCCTGCATAATCACCTGGAACAGTTTTGTGCATCGTTCCTTCTGACATCCTTACAGGTATTCTTGCTTCGAGAAATTGCAAAACATACTTTGCGTGATCTCCGTGTTCATGTGTGATGCAACACCCAACAATAGAAGATAATTTAAAGTTTAATGCTTTCTTTACCTCCTGTAGATTAATACCAGCTTCAAGTATTAGCACCTCCCCAGTCTTTTCAGACTGGAGGAGGTAGCAGTTACCTTTGGAAGATGAACCTAAGATGTGCAGTTTCATAACTTAGTAGGCAGGAGCTTCTTCTTCTTGAGTAACGGAGGTAGCAGTCTTGCTTGGATTCTCAGGAAGAATCTCACCAGTGTTAGGGTCAACACCTTCAGGAACAGGCTCTGATAGAGATTCACCTTGTTCATTTTCAAATGAGAGTGGCGTGCGATTGGCTGCTGATAACTTTTCAGCCTCTACCTGAGCTGTTACATCTTCAGCTGTATCTGTGATGTCAATGAAATCCTGTACTTCCTCAACAGTACGCATACCCATGGATAGCTCTGGTGCATAAACAGACGTCCAGAATGAAGCTGCTCGGTACATAAGCATCTGACGTGGCATTGTACGCCACTTAGACCCATTCTTTGTGTACCACCCTTCCTCGATAGCCATCCGCAGAGAAATAGGAGACCCCTTTAATATATCTTTTCCACCTTTAGTGGTGGTATAAGCAATACATTCAATGTTCTCAATATTTGTACCGTCGAACTCCTTTGTAACAGCCTCGGTTTTTTGATAGGACTTACCGTTAGGATTGTTTACCCATTTCTTCTCATACTCAACGTAATTGAATTTACCCAGATTACCTTTTTCAACGAAATCGAATTTCAGTGGTTCGAAGCGACCGCAGGTGTTAACCGTTGAAATAAGGAATTTGGAAGACCAAGATGGGCGACCATAAATGATAACGAGATTCTGCATAACCATAAGGGGTGACGCTCCAATACGCGTAGCGATGTCAAGCGCAATGACACAGTTAGCGACTGCCTGTTCTTTTCCCACCTTGCTAATCTGATAATTGTCAGGAACGAGTGCAGAAGATGCGAAGAGTGAACTCATGCGCTGTACGACAGCGAACTGCTGAGGGTCAAAGAGATTTACGGCAGAGGTCTGTGGTGTAGCCTGCACTGCCATTAAGTTTTTGTTTTCTGTCATAATAATTTAAATTTATATGTAAAACTATTTGATTACTAATTGTCTATCTCGTGTTACCTGTAATAATATCATTTGAGATTGAATGCTCATATAGTGATTTACGCTCTCTGCACCATCGATAAATACAGGTGCGTAAATATTGTAGAACTGACATAAGGTATTGATTATATCAAGACCTGCATTTACTTGTCCTGCTGTATTAGTTACACCGTACGGAGTTCCATTTACAATTGGAATGCACACTTCAAATTCGTTTCCCTCTTGCGTATAATCAAACAACTGAAATCTGATAGACTTAAACATAGCATTAATGCGCTGTTCGCAGTCCTCTATTCTCTTCTTAATGAAACTTACAGCTGTGTACTCTCGCTTCTCAAGTTCTGCAACTTGCTGTGCTAATTCACGTCCTCTGTTTTCAAGAGCTGCAATTTCACCCATTGCCTTATCGATGGTAGAACTATGACTCATGCGTGTTTTAAGTTTCGTAAGAGAATCGTATAACGCATCTCGCTCTTTCTCTATTTGAACGACAGGGTTCTCTCCTGCTTTGCCGTTGGGTTTATTCAAAAGGTCTCTCAATTCTTTTACCTTTAAATCAAGGTCTTTCATTTCGTTTGTTTGGACTTCTAATGAGGTAGGAGCCTGTACAAGAGGATGGCTGTCAAGCTGCTGATATAGTTCTGAAATGTTCAGTTCTATACTCTTAACAGTTTCAGCAAACTTCTCATCAGCTTCAATAGTAGACAACTCTTCTGTTAATAGATCACGTTGTGCGACAAGCGACTTACCTTCGTTGTTGTTTGCACGGAGTTGTTCCGTTTTGTTCTGAGTAAAGATATTGTGAGCCTCCGTAATCTTATCTTCAGGAAGACGCTGACCGCAACAAGAACAAATATCTGAACCATTATATTCTGAAGCATTAATAGCTCTCCACTTCTCACGCAGGCTGTTTAATTTAACTTCTATGTCAGTCACCTGCTGCTTAAGAAGCGTACGACGTGTTTCTGTCTGCTTGCGTTCAATAGAAACTTGTGTAAGACGTTCGTGAGCCTCCTTAATCTTTCGTTCTATCTGTCTACGCTCTTCATTTGCAGTGTCAGCCTCCTTTCGCATACGACTAAGTTCGTCTTGCTCCAGCTGTATGCGCTGCATCTCCAAGTCGTGAATCTTTTTTGCTGTCTGTTTATCTTTCTCCAGTTCTGCCTCGTTTCGCTTCTCGATACTTGTAACCTGTTCCGTGAGTGTAGCAATACCTTTTTCTGCCTTATCAATCTCTGATTGTAAAGCATTCCAATCCTCGGCTTCTGGCATCATCTTTTGTGTCTGGTCGATACGAGGTTGGATTTCTGATAACTCCGTCTTCAAGCGTTTTTTTGTAGACGATATTTCTTTGCGGAAGTCTGACAAGCTCTTTCCATTGAGTTCATTGAGTAGTTTCTTAAACTCCTCGTTGTCAGATGCAATTTCCTCGTCTGACTTTACACCAGCTATCTGCAGTAGTTGCTCACGCTGAAGCTGCCATTTCATCTTCTCTGTGAAATAACGAGGATTAGTAATCATCTTGAATACTGTTTCGTCAATGATGTTCTCAGATACACGTGTTTTAAATTCGCTTACCTTAATTGGCACACCATTCCAGATGCATTCTGTGACATTGCCAGAGAATACTTCTTCCACTTGACCACGAGGTTTAACCCACTGCTCTTTGTATTCACGCTTGAGTGTTAATTCCTCTCCATCAACTATCAATATAGCCTCTACGGAGCACTCGCAACGATGAAGAACGTTGTGCTGCTCGTCATATGAGCGGAGTTCAAAATCCTTTCTATCTTGAGAGTCCTTACCAAAGAGAAGCCAACAGAAAGCATCGAAGTGTCGAGACTTTCCAAGCCCATTATCTCCACAGATACTTGTAGGAGCGTCAAGGTTGAACCTTGTGGTTCTCTTTTTTTCTCCCCTCCAGTTATGGAGAGTGATTTCCTTAATTTTAATTTGTCTCATATATTTATTTCTTAAAGAATTCTGAAAATTTCTTGCCTCCATACTCTTTTTCCGTAAGAGCAATTATTTCCTGTACTGTGTATTTATCTTTATGTGGTTTTGGAAGTCTATTCTCTATGAAATCTTTTGTACCAGCTGCGCACGCTCCTGTGATTGTCCTATATGCAGCAATAGCCTCTTCATAAGTAATCGTGTCATTTAAGGACATGTTCCTGTATACAGAGGTGTCTCGGTCGTTGATTTTAAAGATAAGGTCAGCACGTGCTTCTTGGAGTGTACGACCGTGTGCCCAGTGATTCTCACTATCTGTGACAAGGTATAGTTGTTCGCTACTATTAAGTTTGTGAACTCGATATACATTCCCATGATGTGAGTCAATAGCTGTAAACATATCATCAACCTTAATATAGCTTCTATCATTCCATTCCCAGAAGATAGGCATATTTGAAACTCTACTTATAGCAGCTATTGCTTTAGAAGAAGGTTTCTTGTTAACTTTGACCTCTCCTGTAATGCCTGTGCCACGTAGGTAAAGATAGCCACCCACCGTTAGATTATCGGGTAGTGCTGTAATGCCTGTGCCTCTTAGGTCAAGATAGCCACCCACCGTTAGATTGTCGGGTAGTGCTGTAATGCCTGTGCCTCTTAGGTAAAGAGAGTCACCATAAAAAGGCTTACTGTCTTTAATGACGAGGTCAACCCCCGTCTCTTTTCTAAACTTTTCAATTTCTTGTTTCATAGTTGAATTTATTTGTTCTATAAATAGTCCTGTTCTGTTCGTTGAAGTTCTCTCAATCTACGTGTAGAGTACTCCCTTTTCCCAGGGCGCACACATGGATGAATCAATCCATTTTTATGCCACCTATCAACATTACCACGACCGAATATTTTATAAGCTTGTCGTTGGCTTATCATCTCAGGCTCGTTTTTATCATTCTGCAGAAATGATGTTATACGAGCTGCAAGGTCATTCATAAATGTATCGTAGGTAACGACCTTGTCAGAGAATACTATTTGCATCATAGTTTATCTTTTAAGTGTTGTTTACTTCGTTTACGTTTGTCTTATCTGCTGATGCCCGCCTACGCCCAGCTATTAACCAAACTATAGGTAGCAAAACTCTTGGTTTCCACAATCCATACACCCAGTTGTAAACCAAATGCATAGCGCAGAAAGAGCGCATGACGCACGTTACGACGTAATAACTTTCTTAATCATCCTCCTCAATGAGTTCCATAATGCCATTGAGTTTTTCATTTTTATTCCAATGTTTAAATAATTGGAAAGAAATGTAACCAATGACTGCGCCTATTAGTTTACTAATAAAGAATATCATCAGATCCTCGCTATCAGAAAATAGCAAGAAGATAGTAACCATTGCCAATAGGAATAGCACGTGAAAACGCCAGTTTAGGTAGATTGATTTGTTCATAATTTCTTGTTTATACAGATTGGTAAATTTGCGTACTCAACATACGCCTTATACAACTTACAGTATCGTCCGTTGATGCTGTTATAAGCATCGGTGCAACTTTTACATTGATTAGGCATTGTCTATTCCGCTTAGAAACTTATTCACAAAATAAACTTGCCCTTTACCAGTAACTTTTACCGTCTTGTTAATGATAGCAGAGCCGTCTGGTTTCTGAATGACTGTTTTTTTAATTTCAAACAGACCTAACTCCATTGAGTATTGAGTAGGCTCGTTGAAGCATTCGCCAGTCTTCTTGCACAAGTATCCATGACCACGAAGCCACTTGAATAGCCTGCGCTGCCCTGTATCCACTCCGTTCTGCTTGATGAGCTTTGCAAGCTCGCCTACTAATATTGAGTCAGAACTTGTTGTGACAGCATCAGCGAAGATAACCTGTGGACGAGTTTCTTGGATTTTCTTTTCAGCTACTAATCGCTTTTGCTTTTCATTCTTAAGCTCTGTTGCTAACTGAATGAGAAAGTCTGGGTTTTGAATAGCTTTCTGTAGCGCATCGTCCGTCATGTATGCACCATGCTTACGAATAGTTGGCAGAACTTCACTTGTTATCCACTTGCGGAATTGTCTTGCTTCTGCCTTGCGACTATCAAGGATGACATCATATAAACCATCTTCGTTTACAAACAAGGCTTGCTGCTCTCTTCCAAGACTGTCAATTATGGGGTAATTTGAAATTACCTCATCTCCAAGTCGCTGATTAACACCCTTTGCCGACAAACCTAATGCTTTGCATACATCAGTAAGGCAGAACTGAGGACTTGATTCTGATCCAGCTACACGGATATTGCCAAAGGCTGGATTATTGAATACTTGAATTGACTGCATACGTTAGAATTGTTTGATAAAACCTAATTCTTTTGCTTTTTGACGTACTAAGTTCTGTACGTCAGAGTCACATTTCCAGTGCATAGCGTTATAGATAGTAGGCTCGCTAACATCGAGAATCTTTGCAAGCTTTTTCTTGCACCCTTTTTTTAATTTAATCGGTTTTCTGTTTGCCATTATCGTTTTTATTGTTTATATTTGCAGACTAACTATTAAATATCATAAAGATATTGTTTAGTTATCTAAACTATTACGGTGCAAAGATATATCAAAATGATTTACTATCCAAATAAGTAGAAATCAAAATGATTTATTTTAACATAAATTATACGTATCATTATGACTGATATTGGAAACAAACTTAAGGAGTATTTTGATGATAAGGGTATTACCCAATCGGAGATAGCCGAAAAGTTAGGTGTGTCAAAAGCTTATGTAAATGCTCTTTTCACAGGAAAGAGAGCCTTTGGTAAGAAACAGGCAGAAGCATGGGTAAATCTATTTGGTTTATCAGCATCATGGCTGTTAACAGGTGAGGGAGAAATGTTGGCAAACGAAAATACCAACTCTCAATCATTACCAAAGACAAGTTATACAACAGGTCGCCCTTACTACAATGTAGATTTTATTGGTGGTTTTGATCTGATTATTAACGACCAGACAATTATACCAGAATACAACATCGACTTTGCACCTTACAATCAAGATGGAGTTTTTTGGTGTAATATTACTGGGCATTCAATGGAGCCTAAAGTATCACATGGAGATATAATTGCAATCAAAGAGGTTTCTGATTGGCAATCGTATCTGACAATGGGCGAAATTTATGCTATCGTAACAACTAATGAATTACGTACAGTGAAGATAATTCGTAAGGGGACTTCTGAGGACGTGTTTCGTCTCATACCTATTAACACAGCTGATTTTGACGAGCAGGAAATCTCTAAGTCTATGATACTAAGAGTTTTTGAAGTACTTGGATGTATGAAAAGAATATAATATGATGAAGTGTTTATAATTTAAAAAAAAGAGAAAAACATGGAATTTTTTAAACGCACAGGGCAGGTGTTTGCCTCTTTTTTATACACTCCTCTTTACACAGGGTGTATGTATCTTTTGTTTGTTTTACCTACAATGTGGGTTGCATCATTGTCATTTTGGAAAATGCTTTTCGCTATACTGATTATTGGAGGTATTGCTGAAGGCTGTATTCTATTTCTACAATCATTTGGTCTTATTCCATTTGCGTGGATAGTGAAGAAAAACAAAATCTCGTTAAGTGTTTCAGTGGCATTATGTGTTATATTTCCTTTGTATAATATCTTTTCATTGTGGCGTGTGCTTTTGGAGCATAGAGTACGTGGAGTATTGATTGCTTTGTTTCTCAGCGTATTACTCTTACAATTCATCTTTACATCAGTATTGAAAATTTTTAATTTTCACGAGGAGACGGGAGAGTGACAACGAATTTAAACTTGTCTATTTCAAAGATAACTATAATCTGGGATAAAGTGTAATCGAAATTAAGCGATGTTGGTAAAGAGAATACTTTTGTTATTTATAGCTTCTATGTGCTTTTTGCTTTCCTTCTCACAAGTTCATATGACGGCACAAGAGAAAAGTAATTATAAAAAGCAATGGATTGATATGTGTCGCACCATAAATCAGCAATGCCCTATACGTGTTGATGACGTTACCGAGTTGCGCTCAATGGTGTTCTATGATTGGACTGTAACAACTAATTATGTTACGAATATAGACTGGAGCCTTATCGAAGAGACTGAAAAAAAAGAGATAATGTATAACATGAAGATTAATATGAAGGCACAGCTGAAACGACTATATGCAAAAGGTAAATACAGCTTTGGAATGAAGAATTTTTCAGAAGTATGTAAGTTGTTAGGTCTAAAATTCCGATACAACTATATTGATGAAGATGGAAGATTAGTAGGAGTTGTGACTTTGGATTATAAAGATTTTAGGTAGGATTAACTTAAGAGTATTAAATCAATGGAATTAAAGGATTTTATCAAACAAGTTTTGTCTGATATTGCAGGAGGAATTACGGAGGCGCAGATGGAGAATGAAACAACTGCATGGATTGTTCCTACACGCGTTATAGGCAGTAATGTTGAGAAAGTGAGTACAACAAAAGGTTATATTCCCGTACGCAATATAGACTTTGATGTGGCAGTCACCTCGGAGACCAATACTAAGAGTTCGGATGGTATGACAGGTGGTATCAAGGTAGTAGAGTTTTTCCATATTGGTGGAAAATCACAAGAGGAAAGTTCCGCTATACAACAGAATGTATCAAGGGTCAAGTTCTCTATCCCGATGATGCTTCCAAGTACCTCAAAGAAACTCGAATGA